GGATCATGTTGTTTCCAATGATAAGTTTACCAGCAAGCAACTCTGCATTGACACCCCACTGCTCACCAGTCTCCGGCGTTGCAAATCGCCCGATAGCAAGTTTTGCCGACTGCCATTTGTCATCCGTCATGGCAATCATATTGTCCACGATGCGCAGTTGATATTTATCACTTCCGACCTCAATACCAGCTCCACTGATATTGACAGACTGATTCGACGCGCCAACAATACGATTCACAGAAGCGTCAAGCGTACCATTTATATAATTTGAAACCTCACTAGCCTGTCCCGCCGTGAGGTTATATAAATGCTTCGACGCATCGAAGCTGCGCGAAGCGCTATATGATGTTTGCAGAATGTCTTGTAGCGCCTGAGCGCCATTATGCTTTTGGAATTTCGTCGAGAACGTCAACGACAAAGACGATTTGTCATCAAAGTCCAAAGACACGCCAATGATGTTCGCCACGAGATGCCCTTCGCTACCAAGACTCAAATGAACACCCTTACCAAGTTCAAGCGCATTGCGAAACTGAGCAAACTCTTTAGCAAACAAGAAGTTACCGCTGCCCAGTGAGAACTCGTATACGGGATACGCAGAATCATTCAGCGAATCTGCCCCGAAATCATACAGTTCTTCGGCGATAACATATTGCTGATATTCACTTACGTTAACAGTAAAAAAAGACTGGCAATTTGCCGTCGTAATTGAAACCGAATGTCCTTTATGCTCTGTGATTTCGTTCTCTGTAACGTCCACGACATCACTATTTAACTGTGAAAAATCGCCCGACATTGTAAGCATTCCGCTTGCGAAATCGTGTTTCCCATAAACAACGTCGCCAAGATACAGAGACAGCACAAACGTACTATCACTAGGAGTAACATCAATCGTACCTCGAATAATCGTCGCCGAAATCTGTACGCTTGTGATCTCCAACTTGCCGCCTGTCAGCGTATATAACTGCTTTGTATACGGTTGCGTCATATCCACTCGCGCAACATCACTCTCAGAAATTGCAATCGTGCCCGTAATGCTTTGAAACGCACCAGACGCTTTAGCGTCAATGTCTGTAGCAACAAACGTTTCTTCTGTCAGCGTCTCATCAATCAGATAAGGCCGAAGCGCGGACATTTCTTTCTCGGTGAAGCACTGCTCCATAGAAAGCGTTTTGCTGATAGTCGCAATCTCAGAAGCATAATTCTCAATACGAGTTTTTGTTTCCTTAATTTCTGCCTCGCAACTTGCGACATCTGCCTCTTTTGTAGCGATTTTCTTGTTCACATCGTCGAGTTGCGCTTGTTGCGATTGCTTTCCAGCGTCCGTAGTCTCAAGTGCCAACGCCTGAATAATCACATTCTGTTGCGACTTCAGCGTATCCATTTCGCCGTTCAGTTCGGTCAATTCCGTCTCATACGCGATTTTCTGAGCAGTTTCAGAGGCACGCAACGCCACAAGACCGGTATAGTAATGCTGGTTCGCCTTAATCTCCTTCTGCCACGACTTAACCTTATCAGACAGTTTAACTCCATCAATCTCAATATCCAAATCGCCGCGAGAAATGAAGTGATCGAGGTTAACAATGTAATCAGCGCCGGTAGGGTTTACCTCACGTATAGACATATCATCACTGCCATACACATGGAGCTTCGTCACAATATCATCCGACAGCTCGTCAACGCCAACCTCGCTCACGAGGTTTTCATAGCTGAGATAGATAGGTAGCGTGCCTCTGCTCGTATATGCGTCATATACATTAAGCGTTTTTTCATACGGGTCAACCACAATAGTACAACCGTATTTTTCAGGCACGTCATTGTAAACAAATGTCAAGCCGTCATTCTCGTACTCATCGAACGTGCGATACATCCCAATAAACTTCGGGTCAACGTATCCGACGCGCCACGTTGGGTCAAGCTCAAGCACACGACCAAGGACTGTATCGTCAGGCGAAGCAGGATTCCAGAAATTGTACGTCCCTTCTTCTAAGAAGATTCGCTTGCGCTCAAACAGTTGCTCAATCGAATACGCAGTAACGTGCTTGATTTCCGATACGCCGTCACCAGAGATTTTCGGCGACATAAGCACGTAAATACCGTAGTGATCTGTATAGACCTCAGCATACCCGTTTAATTTCTTATAGACCGGATTGACAACGCCGTCTACAAAATACGGGACATCAAATTCGAGTGTGCTCAGTTCCGCATATTTGATATCGAATTTGACATTGTAGGCGAACGGGATTGCGCCTTGCTTAATGCCGGACAACGTGCGCAACTGCAACATCGGCTGTTCGGGATAACCGGCTTTATCAAACTCTATCTTTGAATAGTTTAGATACAATCAGCCTCACCTACCTTTCTTGAAAATGGTGTTGCATATCACGCCCCCACGTTATAAAGGAAACGCCCTTGTATGCGAACATCTGCGTCGCCTGTTATAATCATTTCGTTATCTCCGCTGGCAAGCCCAACAAAATTAAAATTAAAATAATTATAAATATTGACGCTTCCGGTTCTTTCGGACATAATGCAATTTTCGTTATCGACGTCTATCGTCATAGCGTCGCCGGGAAGTCCAGATAATTCAAATTTTTTTCCAGTTGTCTTATTATCAATAGAAAATTCCGTGCATCCAGCATTCAGCGTAATCGTGATATGCGGCTTCATAAGTTCCCTACAACTGCCATCATTATAATAAATGATATTGGATGTGCCTCTTACAGTATAATTATCATCAAAAGGCAATCCATAAGCATATGGACAATCACAAATAACAGTTGCCTTAAGC